AATAATCGTTTAAAAACTGTTTAGATATGTTTCCATAGAATTTTTCTTCTAAATCTCTAGTTCTGGATTCTGGTGTATCTATTCCATAGAGCCGTATAGTTTGATTAGAAAGAAACAAACTAAAGCCCAAATCAATATCACATTTAATGGTATCTCCGTCAACAATTTTAGTTACCTTAGCTTTATATTCGTGCATAATAACTCCAAAAAAAAAAGAGGGACAGGGAAAATCCCCATCCCTCTTGATTTGATAAAAAACCGAAATTACATCAAGTTTTTAACGTGAACTTTTCTGTAATATTGGTTTCCGTCTTGTGCAGCCGGAGTGGTTGCAGGTGTTAACGCACCCGTGGCATTAACAAAAGGATTAGATACCATTCCATATCGGGTTTTAAAACCGATTTTTGGTTGGAAGGTATTTTCGCCCATAGCACGAACCATTTGTAGTGGAACGTAAGGACAATAGAAAAGGCCAGCATCATAAGCAGATGCACCTTTGTATCCCAATGTATAAAATTGACCAACGCCAGCTGTGTAGTATGGATCAATAAAAACTTTCATTCCATTCATCATACCAGCATAAGTTGACATTGTATCATCTACTGTAAGAGCATGACCTGATTCCAACATACCACCCATTGACATAGCAGAAGCAACGTCAGGAGAACAGATCATAAAGTTACCTTTTCCGCGTCGAGTTGCATGACCGATTTCGTTACGATCACGTTCAATTTGGAACATCAAACCTTTAAATTTTTCAACAGACCAACGACCGTTAGAGTCTGTGTCCAAATCAAAGATACCCGCAGCTGTTGTATCAGTAGATGCACCATAACGTGCAACTTGATAAATTGTACGGATAACTTCACGATTGATTTCTTGCAGAATTTCTGTTGACAAGATGTTTGCCAATTCTGTTTCTGCATCAAGACCGTGAACTGCTTTCAAGTCTTGAGCCAACTCCGTAGAGTATTCAGCTTTCAGAGCTCGAGATTTTGCAGTTACGGAAGTTTTCTCAATGGTGAATGCCATTTCTGCGAATGATCCATCACCACCATCAGGACCGCCAAGTTTTTCAGCAGCTTCCGTGGTCATACCGAGACCTGTTTTCCAAGAATCGTTAGCAGAGAAAGGATTGTTTGTGCTATCCGTTGTTGTATGTGTACCAGTACCAGAATGTTCTGTATGAGCTTCGTCTGCACCTGTACCAGCTGCACCAAATGCTTCTCCACCTGGATTACCTTCTTGATTACTATATTGAGCTTTCATAGCAAAAATCAAACCAGTAGGACCGGTCATAGGCTGAACACCACAAATGTCATAAGCGATCATTTGAGGCATAGAGCGACGAACCAGACCCATCAAGATAGGATCCCAAATATCAACACCACCGGCTGTGTTTAGATTTTCAGCACCAGCACCGCCCATGTGATTAGTAGGAGCTGCTTCTTGAAGAAACTTCTCCTGATTTTCCAACAAACGCAATGTTACATCGCGTCTATAAGCGTCTTTAATTTCTGGAAGATCAGCATGTTCCATTACAGGCTTCCACTTCTCAGAAAGTTGTTCTGACATATACATATTACTACTCCTTTAAAATTTGTTTAATTAATTTAAGTCTAAATCACTTTCCCATTATTTTTTAGATAAATTAGAAATTGCTTTCATTACACTATCCATTCTACCATCACCTTGTCCATCTACAACTGGATTATTTGTACCAGCAGTTTTCTTATTATCAACAACTTCATCTTTTTTATCTGATTTGAAATAGCTATTCTTGATAGTATTCAATTTTTCTGCATATTGTTCATCAGCGTCGTAATCAACGTCCTCTACCAATTCTTTAAACTTTTCAACATCAGTATCGACCATTCCTTCTGCAACGGTCTGGAAAATAGAAGCAGCCTTATATGTATTTAATTCTTTCACGGTATCCATGTGCTTCTGGGTTTGTGCGTCTAGTTTTTCTTCGAGCTCTTTGTTCTCGACTACTAGACTTTCAAAAACATCTTCTTTTTCTTCTGGAACATCAATGTAATGATCTTCCAATAGTTTTTTCAAACCAGCAACAAGGCTTTCTGTAACTTCGTTACGAACACCATGTTCAACTGCCAGTTTGTTTTCTTCCATCCACTCTTTAGCAGCATAATTGAGGTATTTATCCATATTCTCAGTCATTTCTGTCTGCATAGATTCAATACGCTCGTCTTGCTCTTTCTTAGATTCTTCTCTAATCTGTTTGCGAATTTTTGCAATTTTAGATTTAACAGCAGCTTCAAAGATTGTAGCAGCTTTAGTTTTGAACTCCTCAGAAAGTTCTTCACCATTAATGAGAGCAGCAACATCTTCCTCTACATTAACTTCGATTTCTTCTTTCTTAGATTCTTCTTCAGCTTCTTCCTCTTCTTCTTCTTCTTTTACTTCATCCTCTTTATCATCTTCTTTGGATTCAGCTTTTGCAGATGCTTTAGAAGGTTTTGTTTTATTTTCTTTTGATTTTTTTGTTCCACCTTCTCCATCAGGCTCAGAATCTTCACGACCTTCTTCATCATCAATTTCAGGCATACCTAATTCTTTATTAGCCGTCTTTCCAGCACCTTCTTCAATCTTTTTCTCAATATCACTATCTTCCATCATCTCTGCTTCTTCAACTTGTCCATTTTCTTCAGCCATTTTAATAGCTCCTTATTTAAATTAAAATTAAACTTATAAACCACCCATGAATTTCTTGAATAGTTCAATCTTCTTTTGTTCAAGTCTAAACTTTACAGTATCTCTAATTTCCTGTTGAATATCATATTCAACTTCACCTGTTAAACTAAACTCTTTTCCTTCCATGATGCCATTAACAAATGCGTCAGGGGCACTTGGATCAGAAACAATATCAACGGTAGAAAGAATAAAGTCGTCTTGAACTTCATTCACACCCTTTTTATTTGTTTTTACAGAACCAAGCCCTCTTGAACTCACACCTAAACGAACACCAGACTCAAGAAGATTTTTTACAATCTTTCCATTCGGTGTGTCAATAATTTTTGCTTTTCCAACAAAATTTTTACCATCTTCTTGTAATTCTGTGATTACATGAGAAACACGGTCAAGATTAACGGTTGGGCCAGAAGGATGTCCTAATTCACCCAATGCACGATCTTGTTTTACAAAATTGTTGTTAAATTCTTTTACTTGTTTTTGAAGAACAGAAAAAGGATAAATTCTACCATTCTGATTCTTAATATCAGATTGCATAAAAATACCTTTAATATATTGTTGTTTGTTTTTACCTTCAACAATATACTCTACATCGCTTGTATGTTCTGTTATTAATTTCATTTATTTCTCCTTTTTTTCAGCTTCCTTCTTTTTTTCTACTTCTTTTTTCTCAGGTTGTTTATCTGCTTCCTTTTCTGCTTTTTGAATCGAAACATAATTATATGCATTTTTGAAATCATCAATCGCAGCATATGCTTTATCTCTCATCAAATTTGCAAATTCTGTATTTGCTTTAGAAAATTTCCTATCAAGTACACTTTGAATAAGACTTGCTTTTACATTTGTTGTATCATCACTCATATTAATTCCTTTCGTCTAATATAAAAGATTCATCATTTATTTTTTCTCTTAACAAGTTTTCATCAATTTTAAATTCAACAGAAGCTTCTAAAATTGATTTGTTAATTCTTTCAACTCCATACATATCTGTAAGTTTGAAAGCATACCGAATTGCTTCATTTATTTTTTCTGAATCATCACTCGAAGCAACTTTATTTTTATAATTATTTAAAAAACTAGATTTAGAAATACTCATTATTTAATCACCTGTGTCTTGAAAATCTAATAGATCTGGATTAATTTTAGCATCATCTGCTTCTACACCTGTTTCATCTTTAATTTGTTTATCCATTTCTTTAATTTCATCTTCAGATTGTCGGAGAACATTTTTCCTAACCCATTCGTTAGAAAAGTATTTTCCAATGTATTCATCCAATGATGAAAGAACTTCCAAACGCTCTCTAAGAATTTCATTTTGTTTTAACTCTGCAAAATGAGAATCCCTAGTCCATACATACTCTATTGCATCTTTAATTTCGTACCAATCGTCATCTTTAATAATACCTTTAAGAAGAAGTTGGACTCTAAGTAAATCTGTAAATAAAGCTGAAAATCTTTGTCGTATTCTATTTATGAATTTAGAAAATTTTACTTCATCACGATTAATCTCTGATGTTCTTCCAAGATTAAAGGCTGTTGCATCTGTACCTTCAATTCTTGAAATTGGAATATTCAAAGATTGATAAAGCTTCTTTCTAAAATATTCTATATCTTCAATTTCACCAAGATTTTGTCCAGATGGTAATGTGTTTATTTCAGTACCTCTACCACCCTCTCGTCTTGGCAACCAGAAATCTTCCAGCATTGACATCTGTTTTTTCTGATCTTCTACTTCACCAGTAGCTGCATTATAAACAACTTTCTGTTTATACTTGTCCATAACAGAACGTAAATATTGTTCTGCTTTTAGTTTTGGTAAATTACCAACATCTATATAAAAAATTCGTCTTTCGGGTGCCCTTGCCAAACGATAGATAACAAGAGAATCTTCAATCATTCTTAACTGATTGAATGGCTTAATAGCTTTATAAAGATAACCAATAACTACTTGCTTCTGTGAATCAATCATACCAGAATGAACATAAGAAATAGCATCAAGTGATACTTTAACTTCTTCATTCATTTTACCACCAGGTAAAAATTGACCTGTGCTTTGATCTGGTTTATAAATGAAATATTCATCTATCTCTTTTATAAACTCAACACCAGTTACAGTATCTTTTTCTCTTTTTATTTCTCTTACTTTTTTGATGTCAAGAGCATCAATAGGTATTAAAGATTTAATACCTTCTTTTTGTTTTGTTTTGTCAATAACAATATGATGGTATAACTTACCATCAATATACCATTTCCTAAATGTATCATAACCTGTTTTATTGAAATCTAAAATTTCAACAAGTTTTTTAAATTCATCAGTAATCTTTTTCTTGATTGACTGACTTTGTTCTAATTTCTCTAAAGACAGATTTACAGAGGATTTACCAGTTTCATGTAAAACAGCTTCATTTATAACATCCGTGATGGCTAAATCTACTTCTTGTGTCATTGCCATTTCACGATACTTTTGAATTAAAAGATTTTCATCTTTTGCATCAAGATCAGTATTGAGATATGTTCCTACAAATCCCCCGCCCTCGACATAGGTAATTGCACCATCATCATTTTCGGGTGTTACAAATGTTTTTTCTGTTTTCTTTTTAGAAACTGTAAATCCAAATAAGTCAAATGCCATATTATCATCCTTTGTTCATTATGAAAAATAAAGGGGAGTAAACTCCCCTTCATCAAATTTATTTTTATATTCCAAATGTAGTGCTACCACCTACTCGGACACCACCGATTGAAGTATTAAAACCAATATCAATCCTACTATTACTACCAGTTGAAGCAACTTCAGGCAGACTAGTATTATACCAGTTATTAACGGCAAATGTTACCTGAAATTCCTCAGGTGTGTCATTTGTACTAAAATCCAGATCAATAGCAGCTAGATTTGTTGGGTATATACCTTCAACAATATAATGAGCTAATGTGTTACCATTAGTATCTAATTGTTCAACACGCCCTTCACCATATACTGCGTTAGATTTAACAGCACTAGCAATATTGGTATGACTAGAAATGGATTGCATCCAGCGTTCAAATGTAGAACGAACAGCCCATTGACCATCAGAAAATACTGTAATAGTCCAATCTTCAAAAGTCCTGTCGCCAGGTACTTTCAACTGTCGGCCACGATATGGAACATCTATATTGCCGATAGTAGAAGCTGGAATACTAGTTGCTTTTCCCAAAAATTCTAGTGGAATACCACCTACAGGAGAATTTGCAATCCTAACTCTAAACTGATTTGGTCTTACTCCACCCCTAAAATTCTTTGCAAATTGTGAAATATTACTCATTTTTTGTTACTCCTTTATTGTTTAATATATTTATAAGTCTTAACCACCGATTTCTGAAAAAGAAACATCAGTTCGTGCGGCAATAAAATTAAGCTGAATGAAGTTGATAGAACGATTTGGCTTAATGTAAATATCACCAACAAACTGATTAGAGTCAATAACCTGACCAGTATTATTTGTGCTATCACAAACTACTTTAAAGTCTGTAATACCTCTTCGACCTTCTACTTCACTCAAGAAAGGTGTAACAACACTTACAAATTGAGCTCTTGTAAACTCATCATTGAACTCAAATAAGAATGATTTAGCTGCAATAGAAATTGCTTTTTCAAGAATAATAAACAACCTTCGTACATTGATTCTATCAAATGCACTTGGAGTTATTTGCATAGTTTTATCACCAAATAGGATTGATCCTACTCCTGGTTGAGTTACAACTGGATTTGTACCAATCTTATATAATTCATCTCGGTGAGCTCTTTGAGCATCCCAACTTGGTCTTACAATATTTTTAATAACACCTCTGTTAAAACCAGCAGGTGAAAACCAAGGATCATTCGTAAAGTCTGTTCTTGCACAAAGACCAGCAATATCTCCGTTCATTGGAGCATATACAAAATCATCTCGGTATCTGTCATATTGATATTTCCAAGCACTATCCATAACTGCATAATTGGATGATCCTAATTTGCCGTTATCAGTAACCACGGCGTCCACATGGAGTTGAGCTGAAGTTTTACCTATAGCACTTGTTCTGTCTGGTGAAAAGAAACCAACACAATCTTTTCTTACTTCCAGAACACCATCAATAACCAGTTTTCCTTGATCTGGATCAATAGGTCCACCCATGAGTAATGTTACATCAACAATTTCTGGATCAGCAAAGTTATCTAAGAAACCATTAACTCTTTTATTAGAATTTCTTTGTACTTTTGCTCCATCTTTTCCCTCAGCACTTGCATTAGCACCAAGAGAACCACCCATGATTTTTACACTAGTGCCAGGATGATCTACATTGATTGTATTAAAAACTGCACCAGCTTTAACACTACCAACTGCTGTTGCACCGTCTGTTGATGTTGAATCTATATTGGCTATGCTACCCAACCAAATATATCTTGATTCATTTTTAAGAACTTTCTCAATGTAATTATTTGAACCATCAAAACGCAAAGCATCACTTGCTTTACTAACGTATGCAAATGTTTCAAGAACTTCACCAGCTGTGCCAGTAAACTGTCCATCTTCATCAATAACGATAACGTGCATTTCGTCATTACCAGTAGTAGCACCACCATTAGCTTTGATTACGTCTTGAGAAGTTGCGGGCGCACCATTGAAATTTTGAAAAAAATATGTTTCATCAGCTGTTCGGTTAGCTGCAGTTTTAGCAATCATAACTGCCCAACCTGCTGAGTCAATAACAAGTGCTTTTAATGTATTTCCTAGTTTACCGGGATATTTTGCAATAAATAACTGATCGGTATAAGTTGTTTCTTCATAACGATCTACATTATCAGTTTTAATTGCTGTTCCTTCGTGAACACCTGAAACGGCTGCGTTACGAGCATCCTCCTCGGTAACTCTTACTTGAATTAAATTGTTTGAATATGATAGATAATTTGCAGATGTAAAAAAATCTTCAAATGTATCTGCGTCTGGTTTACCGAATTGACTTACTAAGTCATCTTCAGAAATTACTATTGTTCTTTGATTTACGGGACCCCATTGGAATTGACCAACTGCTGCACCAATACTGGTTGAAACACTAGGTACAACCGTAGTTAGATCAACTTCGCTGACGTTTACGCCCGGACTTACTTGAAATGGCATTTGTTATCTCCTTTACAATTAATTACATTTTTTATATTAATATATTTTCATCAATTGCTCAATAATCTATTTTTAAGAAACTGTTTTCCAAACTGTCCCATCAGAATCAATTTCAAATTCATCTTGATTCAAACCATTATCAATAACTCCAAAAGGTGTCGTTAAATCTTCTAATTGATTTAATTGGTTTTGGTATAAATTATCTCTTATGTTTTGTTGGCTTAAATCTTTAAAATACTGTTGATCTATTAGCCATGCAAACAACACCAATGTTATAACCAAATCATCATGTGTTCCTTCTTCACCTGAGTAGGACTCACCAGTAGCAATAAATGTTGTTAGTTCTGATATAATATCGTAGTCATTGAACAAGAGTTTATTTTCTTCAATCAAAGATTTTAGATTAGAACAACCAATCTTTTTCATTGTCTTTGTTGTTCTAACACCAAAAGCTGATTCTTTTCTTGCTCCACTACTTAGTTGTTGACCATGCCTTCCATACCATGATGTTGAATATAAATGCTCATACTCTAAATCGTGGTGTAAAACATCTGCAACTTGTGAACCAATATCATTTATTTCTACTAAAATATACGCATAATTATATCTCTTTCCTATAGTATTTATAATATTCGGGAAGTGTAGGGGTGCCACCGTGTTATTCCTATACTTTGCTACTACTTTATATGGAATTTCTGTTATATCAAACACCGAAAACGCCGAATAATCGTGTCCTTGACCCCTTGCAACATCTACTGTTATCGTATAAGTACGCTCAGGATTCGGCTCTTCGTGAACATCTAAACCCTCTTTTGACCACAATGGGTCATTATATGACAGCTCTTGGAGCTTTTCAGTCGAAACAAGTGTGTTAGTTGACCCCAAAAACTCTGCTTCATACTCTTGCCTGAAAGCATCTTCACCAATAGTTGATACAGTTCGCTTATACCAATCATTATCTCTCCCGGGAACATTTGACCAATGTACTCTAAACGGAAAGAATGTATTATTTCCATTTTCAGCATCATTCCAAAACTTGTAAAACAAGTTAAATCCATTTGGAGTAGATACTATAATAACCTTCGTTTCTTTACCAGATGAAATCGTAGGATAAACTGAACGAATAAACTCATTTGCAATATGCCTTTGAACGTGAGCAAATTCGTCAAGTAGAATACAAGAAAATGAAAATCCACGAATTGC